TTTATGTTGAATGTCAAAATACAAAATCAAAAAACAAATGTACAAAGTACTAATTATATGTCGAGACTTTGTGGAGTCTCATGTAAAAACTCTACAGGCTTTGTCAGCCTTATTGACTATCCTGATAAATCTTTATCAGACGGTATCCTGAGAATTCAAGCTGATAGTGGTATTGACGTTGAAGCTACTCCAGCTCCAAGTACTACCCTACAACAAAATGTTGGTTTCACTGACTTACCCAATAATGTCATCAGCGATATTCCTCATCCTATGAATTACATCAAAGTTGATTCTTCTCAGAACATAGAACTTGGTGATTTTCTAAAAAGACCTGTCTTGATTGATTCTCGAACCTGGGGTATTGGAAACACCTTAGATATTGCTTCGGATACCTTCGATCCTTGGCATGCATTTTTCTCGAAAGCTTCAATTAAACGAAAGCTTGATAACTATTACATGGTTAGATGCAATTTGCATCTTAAGTTTGTTATTAATGCATCTCCATTTTATTATGGTTGTGCGTTGGTATCATATCAACCATTGATAAACTTCAATCCTTGTCCTGTGATATTATCATCCTCTGGTCGAAAGGAAAATATCCCATTGTCCCAACGTCCACATATTTACCTTTATCCTCAGAATTGTCAGGGGGGCGAAATGGTTTTGCCTTTTCTATATTATAAGAATTGGTTAGATGCCACAAGTTCAACTGACTTGACTAATATGGGTAGAATATCGTACAACAGTTTTAATCCTTTAGCTAATGCGAATGGTGTCGTTTCCGACAATATAAGTATTCAAGTTTATGCTTGGGCGGAGGATATAGAAATTGCAGGTCCTACAACAGAACTAGCAGTACAAGGTAAAGATGAATATTCTCATGACGGTGTTGTATCAAGACCAGCATCAGCTATTGCAAGAGCAGCTGATAGACTATCATCAATGCCAATTATTGGAGAGTTTGCTACAGCAACCTCATATGCAGCTGGTGCTGTTGCAGATATTGCAGCACTTTTTGGCTACACGGATGTTCCTGTAATTGATGATGTTCATGCTTTCCAGAATAAATCATTCCCAAATCTTGCTGCGACTGATATAGGTGCTCCTATTGAGAAGTTAACATTAGATTCTAAGAACGAACTGAGTATTGATCCAAAAATTGCTGGTGTTGATGTTGAGGATGAATTGGGTATTTCATCATTTGTCCAGAGAGAATCTTATATATATAATTCAACCTGGGCTGCTTCAGATCCAATCAATACAAGCTTATTTCACGTTTTAGTTTCTCCAGACTGTATGGCTAGGGAAACCGTTACTGGAGGTTTCGTCACTTGGCAAACACCAATGAGTTATGTTAGTAAATGTTTTCGTTATTGGCGTGGTGATATCACTTACCGTTTCAAATTTATTTGTTCCAAATATCATCGTGGGAGAGTGCGAATAAATTGGGCACCCCATGGAGATACAGGTACTTCAGGAGATTACACAACTGAGGTTTACACTAAGATTGTTGATATAACTGAAGAGAATGATGTGGAATTTACTGTACCATACACGCAATTAACTAGTTATTTGAGGACAGCCGACGCTACTAGCGTAAATTTTTCTCAATCATCAACGAGTACTGCTCTTGTGAATGTGTTACATAATGGTATATTAACTGTTCGAGTTTTGAATGAACAGTCTAGTCCAGTGACT